AAACTCCTGAATATACATATTAGGCTTCAAAAATGAATTAATTAATAATCTAACAGACTCTACCCATCCCTCACGAGTATCTGGGATTTCATATACTTGTGGTGGTTCTGTAGGACTATAAATCGATAGATTTTTATCCCCGCCCAAAGTATCAAAACCTACGCCAACACCCATCATTAGAGCATCCATAACCCAACCAAATAATTGGCCTGGATCGTTTCTATCAATATCTTTAGTTGAAACCATGGCACAGTTTTGAAGTGCTGCAGAGTTTCTTTTTTCCATAGTGAGAGGTGTTCCAAATGCCCACATTCCACGTCCAGGGGGAGTCCACTTTAAATTAAACATTCTATCAAATGCCTCTTTGGCAGATGACTGTGCCTTATAGTCGTTCCAAGGTAGTCTGTTTTCTTTAGCGTGATTCTTCTGTGCTGAGTACATACCTTCGATTACTCTACGGCAAACCTCATACCATCTTTCTTTAGTTCCATCTTCCTTCATACGGGAGTAGGTACGAATAAATGTAATCTCTCCTAATGAATTACTGCCAGCGTCTGTAAATCCAAATGGTGGTTCTATTGTTTTATACTCATTTATGAACTCTTCAGACAAACGAAAACTAAAAAAATCAGACACAGATTTGCTCCTTTAAAAACGGTTATTGACTAAGTATATCAGAGTTTTTATTTTTTGTAAACTCTAATGTTATTATTGAGGTTTAGAGTATTAGTGAATCCAGTGTTGAGGAACCATATACTTAAAACCATCCTTAACTAAATGTGCAGTGTGATGATAAGGTGGTGATGGTGGGAATATAATTACACTTCCCGCCTTTGGTTTAACTGCAAAAGTAAACGAATTATCTTGTTTTGCAATTTCAAAATCTTCTGCTGGTGTTCCACCCTGAATTACTCCTTCAGGATTTCTAATTGTAAATGAAATTTCTCCGCCTTCATAGTCATCATTTAAATACATAACTAATGAATACTTAAGTCTTTCGTCGCCTTCTTGCTGATCAAAGTGTGCGCCCATAAAAGTTCCAGCCATATACTTTTTAATTGGATGAACTGGAAATAACTTAGGATCATCGGTGTTACCCATAGCCTCAGCATAGTCTCTTGCTACAGCATGCATAGCATTATTGATAGTATCGTAGATATAATCATAGTCTGCATCTTCTACATCGCCCCTCATATGCTTAGGCAAAACATCTTTTGTTGCTCCGTATACATAGTGCATTCCAGAGCAGGCAGCCCACTCACCCCAAGCACTTGAACTCATGCCTTCAATAGCAGCAACAAGTTTCTTTGGGTCTTCTATTACATCTGTGTAATAATAAACTTTTTCATCCAGTATTTCTTTATTCATCATAACTCCTTTAGTATTTATTGTTTTCATAAAAGCCTCTGACTTTTATAAACCCAACTAAGACGTATCTTATTGGTCCCTCTCCTACATGCCTTACTCCATGCTCATACTCTTCGTTTCCTGGGAATATAAGAAGGTCCCGTGGCTTTGGACGTAAATCTATATCTTTATTTTTAAAGAACAGAGTTCCGTCTGTGTAGTCATCATTTAGATATAGTATAGCAGCATATTTAATTGATGGATCTGTATGTTGATCCGTATGGGCCTTTAATTCTACACCCTTTTGCATTCTTTGTAAAGTTGCAAAACCTGCAAGTTCTAAAGTAGGGTCTGCTTTATGTAATAAATCATGAAATTTAGTTTGAAGGCTAAGTGCTAGTTTAGAACCAGATACATCATAGTTTTTGTCATCCCAGCCCAAAGTTATTTCATATTTACCTTCTGCAACAAGATTTTCTACATCATCTCTGCCAAATTTTTCCATGCAGAATTGTTTTAAATGTTTTCTATAATGGATAGACCAATCCTCTTCTGGCGTTTCATTAATAACCTTCCAGACATCAGAGAATTCATCTTCTGTCATGTAATTATGGACAACAAGAATTTCTTTATCTTCATGCCATCTGCTGGTTTCATATCCAGCATCTTGAAATTCTTTTTCCATAAATAAATATGACATTATAATTCATCTACCTTATACTTATTGCCATCTTTGTCTAACTTATATCCTTCTTTTAATAACTCTTGCCATTCAGCCTTTTCTTTTGCTTGGTGTGCTCTTGTTTCTTCCATTTCTTTAGCCCAGGCATCACGAAGTTCTTGTGGATAGGCATCTTCTTCTCTATCATCCCAAAATGAACCGATTGTATATCTAACACCTTTTTCTATCATTGTAACTTCGTGCATATTATTAAACCCACCATCAAATGCAGCAAGCATTCCTACTTCTGGTTTAATGCTTATTTCATGTGATGGAAATTGCAATAATCCTCCATCAAAGTTATCATTTAAATATAAAAATGATGCATATCTACTTCTTGTGAATGCACCAGAGTTTCCTTTTTCATCTGTATTATCTGAATGAATTCTTGCATATGCCCCAGGTTCCCACTTCTGTGTATGATATCCAATCTGGCATACTATTTTAGGATCGATGCCGTGGACGCTGGCAACTGCGTTGATAATTCCCTCTTTAATTTGAGAAAATATATCTGCTGGCAAACCTTCTGCTATAACATCTTCATCGTTATCTTGAGGCAAAACAGAAGAGTAGGATTCATAAAAAGAAATTGGAGTCCAAGACAACTTTCCATTTTCTGCATGCTTGTCTAAAACTTTAATTAGTTTTGCAGAAGTTTCTGCATCAATAAAATTTTTATAAAGAACAATATCTTTAGTTAGTCTGTTTTGATTGGTTAAATTCATTATTTACCCTTACTCCTTCTGGTATCTCATATCTGTTAGGAACTTCATTTCTATACTTTTCCATAATTGCGTCTTGCATAGATGCCCATTCCTCTTTACCAAACTCTTTTTCTTTTTCAAACCACAGAGGGTCTCCGTTATGATATTTTCTCCAATACATTCTAGAGAAATACTTATGACCTTTTGTCGGCGCAGTTACTCCATGTAAATATACCTTTTCATCTTTTGTTAAAACCTCTGGGTGTCCAGATGGGAAGATTAACCAGTCACCTGCTTTTGGTTTATAACTATAAAGTTCATTTCCTGCATAAAAATCAATTTCGCCACCCTCGTAATCATCGTTAAAATATGCATTTACTGTTATAGCAAATTTATATCCTGGACTATTGATTGGCTGTCTAATGTAGTCAGAATGATATGTCATTGCCATTGGGTGTTCCCATTCTTCACTATATTTACAAATAGACGGTCCATACATTTGCCATCTTGGTAACTTGTGGCCATTTTCATCTATAGTCATTTCTTCTCTATCAAAACTAAATTCATTACCAAATCTAGAAATATAATCATCTGCTACAGCATGGAATCCATCATGTAACTCTTGCAAGAAATACTTGTGATCTTCTTGTACCTTAGAATGTGTTTCTATTTCGGCAATACTTTCAGAGTTAAATCCCCTTGGAAAATTTCCTGGAATTGTTGGATTTAGATAGTCTCCAAAAATAGACCACTGAGACCATTTACTAAAAACTCTATCATCATCATTTGTTGTTGAGTCTTTAAGAATTTGCTCTATTTTTTTAGCATCTTCAAATACATTTCTATAAACCATAATCTTTGGATATATTTCAAATGCTTCAAAATTATTAGTCATTATTTCTGCCCCCTAATACCATTTACTGGATCCCATTGCTTAATTGATTCGTCATTTGGAAAAATACGATAATAGTCTTTATTAGAATCTGGCTTATTTTCTCCAGTATGTTCTAAAATTTCCCAGAAAAAAGGACATGTATATCTAAAGCCATTTTTAATTTCTGTGACACCATGAACGTAGTTCATGTCTCCTGGGAAAAAGTATGCAGATCCACGCTTAGGTTTAAACTGTATTCCCTGATTTGGAAAATATAGTTCTCCTCCCTCGTAGTCATCATTGATATAGAATAAACTTGCTATATCATAATTTGGAAAATCATTAGGTGTACCAGCATCTGGTCCAGAGTGTAGTTCTTTATCTGCATGCGGTAGTTGAAATTGTCCTGGATTCCATTTAACAATTGTCTGTCCAGTGGGCTTAACCTTTACGTTAAAAAATTTTTCTATAACTGGCTCTAACCTATTAAATAGGCCAACTATTACAGGGACAATGTTTGGATCATTTTGATTTAATGATGGTGCGCTACAAACTCTATCTTTCCAGTACTCCGCATCATAGGTAATTGTTCCATTTTCATTTTTATGACTTTCTGTTACATCCCAAATTGTTAAATTTTTTGCTGCTTTTTCTAAGAAGTTTACCTCTTCTTCTGTCATAAAATTTTCTAATTCAATAATATTTTCTGCACCACTACCGAAAAACCCAGATGGGGTTATTGAAGGTTTTCTGATTGCTAAAAGAGCGTCTTCTGGGTTCATATTAACATTATATCATAGGATAAGAATCCTTGATTCTCTCCTCTATTCCTAGATTTGTTAAAAACCTATCAACATCAAATCTCCAATTATCTCTTCCGAAAGAATTAGTTATTTTCATGCATAAGTTTTTATAATCTTCTTCGTTAAGTTTATCCTTAACCTCATGCAAAGCATTTGTAACATCTACATAATTTTGTCTAACATAAGAAGGATCGCCAGCCTGGTTTCTTTTTAAAACTTTTGTATTAATCTTTCCAGATGGCTCGTAAAGCGATACTGTAAGATAGTCTCTAGCAAAACCAGCATCTTGATACATTTCATAACCAGCAACTGCATCAACAACATTGTCATAAGAGATGATAGATCTGACTGGAGACTCTCCATCTCTAGATACTGTAATAATGTAATGATTTATTTTTTGCTCTTTTGCATTAGCAATATATTCATTAACTATGTCTGTATGGCTTGGCTTTAATTGATCACTCATTATAGTCCAGACCTATCTACCACATCTAACTTTAAAGTTTTTACTTCGTGAGATCCAAGTGAGTTGCCCTTTTCATCTACCGCTTCTCTATACCAGTCTGTCCACTCTCCAGAAGAATTTACTACTTGTGCTGCTGCACCGTAGTCTATATTAGCCTGTTGTCTTTTTCTATCTGGATCTTGATATGCAACTATATTAATAGTTGTATTATTTAACTGAGTTAATGAAATTGGAATGATGGTTGCAATTGGAGTACCAGACTTTATAGTTACTTCTTTATTTGGAACTCTTGCCTTTAATGCAAGCGGAAGAGGATTGTCATAAAAAGAAGTGCTTATTAAATTTGACATTGTTTCAAAATCTTCATTAAAATAATTAACTGGATTAATAGTTAAAATACTAATATCAGGACTTGTTCTAAAAATTAATGACGTATTTAAACTAATTGAAGACTGCCCTCTTCCAGCATATGCATTTTCTGGGCTAATGATTTTTACATGCTGATCTGTTTGATCATTTATTCCGTCCCAGGTAAATACTATATCTTCTTTACAAGATAAGTTCCATCCAACTACGTTTGCCTGAGTTACTGGAAAACATCTATAGGCATGCTTCTCGGAAGTTACATCCATCCAGTCTCTTTTAATTGACATTGGAGCAATATCAAATTGACAGCCATATAGTTTTTCAACAGATATATCAAGCATTATTCATTTGCCCACTTTGGATCATACATATCTGGAGTATGATACTTTTTACTGTAATCAAGCATAGTCACAATAGAATATTTTGTGCCTGAATGCACTGGCATTGCTTGATGAGGATACATAAAGTTAGATGGAAATATATATAAGTCTCCAGCCTTGGGCTTTATATTTAAATTCTGTAATCTAAAATATAATTCTCCGCCATCGTAGTCATCGTTAATATATGCAACAAGAGACACTGTGCAATTATAAGAAAAGCCGTGGTCATGATGTTCTTTAAAGTGTTGACCTTCGCCATATTTAATAAAGTTAAATGCTTCCCAATATTTGAGAGGCATGATATTGTAATCTTTTCTGTAATCTTCTACTGCTGGCGCCTGTACATCATAAACATCTTGCCAGATTTTTTGTAAGAACAGGGATTCTTCGCTAGTGTCTGATTCAATATCTGTTTTCTTAAATTTAAAGTCATAGCAATCACGATATTCTGGCATTAACTGCTGATATCCAACATATGCTGGGAGCCAATGATACCTTTTACCATCTTCTGATATTTCTCCCCATGGTGCTGGCTTACCAAGTGTACCCTCTAATCTATTTATAATATCTAGTTCTGGTTTAATTACTCCACGATAACATGTTATTCCAAACCCCAAAGTTTCCTTGTCTGTCCAAGTTGACATTGCTACTCCTTATTTATATTCTCTTCTAGTCCAAACTTTATCTTTATATACCCCGCCATCTGGCTTTCTATAAAAGTTTGCGTTACTTACCATTTTATCATATATGCTTGACGAATCTAAAATATCAATACTATGTTCCCAGTTTTCTCTTCTAAATGGCAAAACCTGTAAAAATGGTGTTCCTGCAGGTATAGTTCCTTCCCATCCATCAATTATAAAAAATGGGAAACTTCCTAAAATCTCAACTTTATCAGAATCTACTACACCTGTTGTATTCATAAAAGGTAGATCAAACCTATTCATTGGTGTCATAAATAAAGCACTATAGCCTTCTGGCAATCTCATGCCCCAGTCTGGCATCCAAGCAAAGTGACTTTTATAATATCCTTTGGGGTGTTCAAATTGTGGCATAGGCGGTCTTACTGTACAAAAATCACGATACATTGGGTTATCAATTTTAACATCTAAAGAGCCTATACTATTTTTAGTAAATACTAAATCGCACGGAGTTTTAAAAACATAGCCAGTCATAAATGCATCCATTATTGCAGGACATGCTTTCCAAGTAGGTATCATTCCATAGTCATCAGTAGTACCTTCTTTTGGAAATGGACAAACCTCTTTTGGGGCCTTATAGTATTCTCCATTTAATGGATTTTTTGCAAACCTATCTGCATCTTTGTACCACTGAGGTATTTCTTTTTGTGTTGATGACGGAACAGATTTGCTATCTTTACTTAGCCAAGGCCTATAAGATTTAAATATTATATGATTGTATTCTGATTCCACTACTTGTGGCCTAACTCATTAATGTCAGTCATAATTACGACACAATATTTTGTACCGCTCTTCATTGGAAGAGATGCATGCTCATAAATGTAGTTAGATGGAAAGATGGCAATATCTCCTGCCTTAGGAGTTAATGTATAACCATCTAATCTTGGAAATTGAATTTCTCCGCCTTCATAGTCATCATTAATATAAATAACTGCGGATACTGTAGCATTGTATGCTGGACCATGGTCAGCATGTATATTGAAGTGCTTTCCTTCTCCTTCATATTTTACAAAGTTAAATGCTTCGTAATATACAACATTTATTCCCCAATATCTAGCATAATCATCTACACACAACTTAAGTTTTTGATAAATTTCTTCATGTAAATCTAATAGTTCTGAATTTCTTTCATCTCTTGCACCCAAATTTTCTTGCTTGTATTTAAAATCTACACAATCTCGTGCTCTTTTAATTGGTGCATTAGAGTTTGTTACCTGGGCTTCAGACCATCTAAAACCTTTACTGCCATCTAAGTTGGACTCAAGTGTATTTATATATCTTTTTGCATCATCTAAAGAAAAAACATTTCTATAGACATTCAGCCCAAGGCCAGGGTTTTCTATAGTAATCCCGTTGGGCAATTCTCTTACGGGATATCTATTTGATGCTGTTTCTGATCTATCCTTTGTAAACCAAGGATTCTGATTTTCATCATACTCATACATAAACTAATCCGTTCTATGATTTTATTAATTATAACAATGTTTTAGTAGCGTCATCATATTGGACATCTTCTCCAACTAAGAAGAATTTGTCTGCAGGAACTTTAATTAATCTAACATCAGTTTTATTTAAATGTTCATTTAAAAATGATCCAATTGTAGTATCATTATGGGCTATAACCATAGCAATAATTACATTGTCACAGATAAAAGCATAAGTTCTTCTATCATTCCAATAATCATCTGTTGTAGGTAATTCCATATAATCTACGCCATCTGCTGGTGTGCCACCAGAAAAAGATGATCCATCCCAAACTGCGCCAGACTTTGCCTGATTTCTATAAGATGTTGTTTCCATCAAAGTAATAGGAAGATTAGACTCTAATGCTGCATCTAAAATATTTTTTCTTGCATCTGTAGAATAGGTAAATTGAAATACCGCTTTCCAAGATGAGTCTTCATTTTTTGCTATTACAAAATACATAGTTATCTCCTTTTACTTTTTAATTATAGCATATCTTTGGGGAAAGATTTTTAGTTTTTCCCCAAGATATTTTAAACCTGACATCTGTTAGATGCAAATTCCTAAGCATACGCAGTTGTTTCCACAGGAACCGCCCACGAAGTATGGTGGGAAGAATGGTGGGAAAAACGGGAAGTATGGTGGGAAGAATGGTGGGAAGAACGGGAAGTATGGGAAGTATGGAGGGAAGAATGGGAAGAATGGGAAGTAAGGGAAGAATGGTGGGAAGAACGGGAAGAATGGGAAGTATGGAGGGAAGAATGGAGGGAAGAATGGGAAGAATGGTGGGAAGAATGGGAAGAACGGGAAGAATGGGAAGAACGGTGGGAAGAATGGGAAGAATGGGAAGAACGGTGGGAAGAATGGTGGGAAGAACGGGAAGAATGGTGGGAAGAACGGCGGGAAGAATGGGAAGAATGGCGGGGTAGTTGTAACAGACGAAGTAGTAGCACCTGCTCCTGTTCCATTAGCATTAATAGCAACAACTGTATATGTCTGTGATCCTGGAGAAGTAGAAGAAGGTGTATTATCTGTAGCATCATAAGGAGATGAAGTAATACCTGTATAACTTGTTCCATCTGAACCAGTAATAGTATATGAAGATATTGCCTTTCCACCATCTGATGGAGCGGTAAATGAAATTCTGTTTACGTTTGCAGATTGTGCAGAAGCACTAACTCCTGTTGGTGTATCTGGAACTGTTGTTACTGTAACCGAAGCACTTGTAACTGGATTTGCAATACCTGCTGCGTTAGTTCCTTTAACAGTAAATGTATAAGATCCTGCTGTTAAGCCAGTAAATGTATAAGATGTTGCTGATGAACCAGTAGTAATCTCTGTTGTTGCTGGAGTTGTTGTAATTGTATAAGATGTTGCTGCAGGAGATGTAGCAGGCAACGACCAAGATAAGTTTACTGCACCATTACCCCAGGCTCTGGATGTTCCTACATCTGTGCCTGACAAACCTGTTACTGGATCTGGTTGTAAAAAGTTATCTTGTGCTGAGGCCTTGATACCTCTTTTTTTGCTCGTTGCCATGCTATTCTCCTTTTAGGTTTCTTAAATTTTATTAGGCTGACAAGTCGCCCATTACTACCCATGTGTTTTCTGCTCTCTTGAAAAGAGTTGCAGATGACCATTGGGTTCTTAACTTAAGTCCAGGTGTTCCATTTACTGTTACGCCACTTGCGCCAGCAATTGTTACCTGTCCAGCACCAGTCTGTAGGATATCTAAAGATGTTCCTACTGGGAATGCCACTGATGCATTTGTTGGAATTGTAAGGGTTTGAGCAGTTGCCTTACCCATTTCAATTAAACTATCTCTCTCAGTTAATGCTGAAAGTGTGTATGAGTCTGTCTTTTGAACAATTGGTGTATATGATGCTACCTTGCCATCTAGGGCTGTTGTAACAGTTGCTGCATAGTTTGCATCGTCACCAAGTGCTGCTGCTAATTCATCTAAAGTATTTAGTGCTGTAGGTGCAGAAGCAATTACAGCGTTTACCTGTGCTGTAGCATCTGCAATAGCCTCTGACTTTGCAGTAGCAATTAATCCAGGAACAGCATCGATTTGTGTTTGAATAGAAGATGTAACTCCGTCTACATATCCTAATTCTGTTTCTGAAACTGTTGAAGAAATTGCCAACTTAGTCCAATCAATTGCTGCTGATGCATTTATATCAGCATTTACAATTGTGTCTGCTGCAATCTTACCTGTAGTTACTGCATTATCTGCAAGTTTTGCAGTTGTTACAGCATCTGAAGCAATCTTATCTGTAGTTACTGCAGAATTTCCAATTTTTGATTCTACAACAGAACCGTCAACTGGTGTTCTTTCGTCTGTAAGACGTGTATCTGATGTATAAACAAGATCTGCAGTATCTGTAATTCCATGAACATTCTCTGTTACTGCTGCGTGATCTACTATATCTTGTGTAACTGCTAATGCAGAAGTATCAGCAATTCCATGAACATTTAGAGTAGTTCCATTATGAGTTGTTACTGCGTCGTCTGCATAAATTTTTGTTGCAAGTGCAGAGGTATCAGGAATGCCATGGACATCTGTTGTATCAGAATTATGTGTAGATACTGCAGTGCTTGAAGAATTATCAGCATATGTCTTTGTTGCTAGTGCTGTTGTATCTGAAATTCCATGTACATCTGTTGTATCAGAATTATGTGTAGAAACTGCAGCATCTGCATATTCTTTTGTTGCTAATGCATCTGTGTCAGCAATACCATGAACATTTGTATGATCATCATTGTGTGCACCAATTTCGCCATCTACATAACCCTTTGTTGATGCATGAAGTGCATCTGTAGGTGCTCCAGAAAGTGTTAGAGCGCCTGTCATTGTATCTCCAGCCTTTGCAACCTTTTCTGCAATGTTTGCTGCTACTGTTGTTGAGAAGTTTTCATCTCCTCCAAGTGCTGTAGAGAGTTCTTGTAGTGTATCAAGTAATCCTGGTGCTCCATTAACCAAACCATCGATCTTTGACTGAACAAACTGAGTTGTAGCAATCTTGGTTGAGTTATCAGTGCTTGATTGTGTTGCTGCAACTGAAGATCCTCCAAGATCAGCACCATTCAGTGTCTTATTTGTTAGGGTTTGTGTTCCATCTAGAGTTACTACTGTGGAATCAATATCAAACTGTTCTGTTCCTAAGTTCCAGTCAATACCTGTACCAGCAAGTGCTGATTGATCTACTGTTGCGTTTGAAACTGCATCATTAACATAATCTTTTGATGCCATTGTATTAAAGAAGTCTGCGTCATCACCTATGGCTGCAGCGATTTCATTCAGAGTGTCTAATGTTGCTGGTAGGTCAATTCCAGAAATACCGCCAAGGACTGACTCAGCATCTACATAGTACTTAAGAGCAGACCATGTTGATGTGCCATTACCAATCTTAAATTTACCAGTATCGGTTTCATAACCGATTTCACCTGCTGCGAGAGTTGGGTTTGCTGCAGTCCATTGTGCTGCTGTTCCTCTTCGCTGTTGCATTCTTGTTGCCATTTATTATCTCCTTGTTGGTATTTCTACCGTTGTATTTCTGTGCTTATTATAACATCAGTTTTTAATTGAAATTATCAGTCGCACTACCGCCGTCATAGACTAATGCCCATGAGGAAGTATTGTATGATCCTCCGTCTGATGGTGAGCCTTGTGGATCATTAAAACTACCAGCATTGACAAACTGAGATACTATAAAGCCAGTTCCATCAATTGCTGTATCGTGAATGTGTTGAGGTAATGTTAGGGTGTCGTCTATGGTAGCCTGTGTGTACCATGAACCCTCATAGTAGAAATTTACTCTATTTGTTAGAGTATCTAACCACTGTGTACCATTAGTTGGTGAAGAAGGAGCAGTACTTCCTACAGACATAGATACTGAATCTACATACTCCTTGGTTGCTGCATGTGAAGCAAGAGTTGGTGCTCCTACAGTTACTGCATCTCCGAATGTACCGCCGTTAGTTACGACTAAGCCATTCTTTACCTTAAAGTCTTTATCTACTGTTGCCATTTACTGCTCCTTCTACCAATTTAATTTTTGTTATGCTAACAATGTTCCTACAACAGTTACTGTTGAGGTATTATTAACAGTTGCTACACGAAGACGTACATCAGAACCGCTAACATCTGCAGATACTGTCATTGCAGATCCATTAGTTCCAACCATTGCATATTCTGTGATAGCAATATTATCTGAAGTATCAAGAGTCAAAAGTACTTCTGATACATCTGTGTGTGTTCCATAAGCAGTCTTAACTAAGAACTTTGCAGTTCTATAGTCGGCCTTTGCCCATGAAAATGCTGTAACTGTTGAAGCGGTTGGGACAGAAACTGTTGCTGCTACCTGCTTTGCAAGTGAGTCAATTTCTACTGCTTCAAAGTTTGGAACTACTGCTTCAAGGGCAGATACTGCACGAGCATCTGTAAAGTAAAGGTTTGTTGAACCTTCTGTGAGTTGGTCAGTATTAGAATCTGCAACACCGTTTTCTGCGGTAATTGTAAGGTTGTTTGATCCATCCTTAGTAATTACAATGTTTGTCTTTGTAGCATTTGCAAGCAATGTTGCTGCTTCTGCCTTTGCACGAGCATCTGTATAGTATAGGTTTGTTCCTTCTGCTACATTTGTTGTGCTTAAGTTATCAATACGAGTATTTGTTGCTGAGTCAAGACCGTCTGCATAAGACTGTGCTGCTGCTTGTGCTGCTGAAGCAGAACCTGCTGCATCATAGTTTACTGCAAGTCCGTCAGCATAATCTTGTGCTTCTGACTGAGCATTGTTTGCTGCAGTTGTAGCAAATGACTCTGCATTTGTTTGTGCAGTATTTGCATAACCTTGTGCTGCTGAATCTACATCAGAAATTTCTGAATCAACATAAGTTGTGTCAGCCTTTGTAGCAACTAAGTTAGCGACATCTGTTGCATAGTTTGGATTATCAGCAATTGCTGCTGCTAACTCATTAAGAGTATCAAGCATTGCTGGTGCTGAATCTACAAGATCTGCAACCTTTCCATCTGTGTAGTCATTTGCATCTGCAAGTGCCTGTGCTGCTGCACCAATTGCATCATATGTACCAGCAAGATTTAATGCTGTAATTGCATTGTTTGTGTAGGTGTTTGCATCTGTTTCTGCATCTGCAATCTGACCTTCTAAAGTAGAAACTGCTGAAGCAAGAGCATTTGATGCTGTTAATTCTGCTGCTGCTTGTGCTGCATTAGCCTTTGTAGTTGCATCTGATGCTGCTGCATCGATTGCTTCACCCTTTGCTGTAGCAACTTCTGCATCTGTTGCAAAGTCTGAGTCAAGGGTTGTTGAGATTTGGACATTTGCTGTACCATCAAAAGATACAGAGCCTGTGACATCTCCAGTTAATTCAATTGTACGAGCAGTCTCAAGTGCTGTTGCTGTATCTGCATTTCCAGTTACATCCCCAACAAGATTTGCTGTGATTGTACCTGCTGCAAAGTTGCCTGAGCCATCACGCTTTACAACCTTATTTGCTTCGTTATTAGAGGTGGCTGTTCCACCAATTAAGTTGACGATATAATTTTGATCGTCTGTTTTCTTTGTAAGAATGTCGTGGTTGTTGATGGTACCTGTTGTGCCTTCAACAATCAGACCCTTTTTGATTTTAAAGTCTTTTTCGACTGTTGCCATTTGTTTATCTCCTTAGTTATGCCTTAAGTCCCATACGTGCAAAACGTACAGTGACTGGCTTGATTGCAGGATCTGGAGTGACTGTTAAGGCCACGGTATTTCCAGTCCGTGAGACGCTAATGGTGCCAATATTCCCATCGTTGTCTATTGTTCCATACTCAGAAACGTTTACATTTGTACCGTCTACAAGTATGGTCAATTCTGTTGCATAAAATTTATTGTCTCCTGATGTTGTCTTAGAAATAGAGACAAGATACTTAATCATTCGCCATTCAGTAGCATCGAAGTTATCTATAACGGTAACATTTTCAATGCCGTAAATTGTATTCTCGTTATTACCAGATGATCCAAGATCATTTCCAGCACCTGCGAGGGTATCGATTAAGTCTTCGTAATCTTCCTGTGTAGGACGATCACCTGTTTGAAATTTGCTCTTTACTGCAGCAATTGATATTTTTGCCATGGCCTTATTATAACTCCCTTTTTTATTTTAAAGAATCCAGTTACTAAAGCCAATCACTTGTAATGGAACTGGCGGTGGGTTAGATGCACTGTATCCTTCAATATTTATAGATTTAAAACTAACTCTAAATGGTAAAGAGTGTTTTATTGTTGTAGTTGGACTAACGAGGTTTATATATTTTACTGAGTAGTTGATTGGTTTAACATATTTTGTTTGATGCTTTAAATTTGATAGCGTTGCTGTTGCCATTAATCTGTTACGTCTTCGAGAATTTTCATACTGCCTTGTGCAACTGTCCAAACCCTTGTTGGGTCAGATAGTTGAATATCAAAGATGTCTCCCGTTTCTAGAATAACTGATTGTTCAGATGTTAGCCAAACCGTAAATTCTCCAACCAAGTCGTCTGCGTCTTGCTCTGGATTTAATTCCATAACTAGAGTTGAGTCATCTGTTATGATTCCAAGGTCTGCAGAATTATTAGGACGTTTAACCTTCATGTTAATTGTCCAGTCAGGGATATTTAATGGTTCCCCCGCATCATCGACAACATAAACTCTAAAACCAGATGTGTCTCCACGGACTACTGTCCAAAGCACTGTTGGAGGTTTTTCACCTATGTCATATGAAGAAGCGGATCCACGAAAATTTGCCATGTTGTGATTATATCATATTAGGCTAATCCAGCCTTCAATGCTCCCCATGTTCCATTGCCTTTTGCCTGAATAACAATTACTCCAGTTGTAGGATTTGCTACAGCAACTATTCCTATCGCTCCACCTACAACGGTAGTTGTCAAAGATCCAGAAGAATCTACGTATAGTAATTCTCCTACTAAGAAACTACTTGTGTTTACATTTGTTAATACTCCAGCAACAACTACTTCTCCACTTTCTCCATTTGCTAATGAAGTTTTTGTCAAACCAAGAAATGGATAATTGTCAGATAGTGACGAAGTAAATAATGCTATTTGTGTTTTATTATTTGTATGTCCTACTGCGTATACTGGTTTTGCTGAACCTATAGTTGAGCCTGAGTTATTTATTACCTTTACCCGCACATTTGATGCATCAAGCGAAGAAATAGCGTCATCTACATCATCCGCTAATTTTTTAATATCATTATGCACGTTTACAGAATCTGTAGATTCTGGAAATGTAAGACCATAATTATTAGTAATATCTGCCATAGACATCAATTATAGCATTATTTGACTAAATGCCTCAAACTATGTTATACTAGGAAGTAATATGACACCCTTTAACAAGGTGTCATTATGTTTCTAAGGAGGAAACTATGATTAACTTTATGAATAATAACAGGCAAATCATTGGTACACTCAGCATATTGGCGATGTTTGGTGTTTGGTCAAATGCCGCTAATGCTTCTGAAAACCGATCAAACGATAGTAGTACTGTCGTGCTTTCAGAGACAATAGAGGCCACGCAAGTGGCCAAAAGTGTTTCTGAGGCTAAAGAAGATCAGTTAGAAAAATACAAAAATGCTGTAAATCTATCTGACAAAGATCTAAAAAATCTACTATATTTAGTAGGTTTTGAGGGTCAAAAACTAAAGGAGGCTTGGGCTATTGCTAAGAAAGAATCTGGCGGTAGACCAATGGCACTTAACCTTAGTAAAAGAACTGGAGATAGTTCTTATGGCTTATTTCAAATAAATATGATTGGCGACCTTGGTCCTGAGCGTAGAGATAAGTTTAATTTAGAATCAAACTATGAGTTATTTAATCCAGTATTAAATGCTCAGGTTGCTTTTCACATGTCAAATGGCGGTGAAAATTGGATTGCTTGGAAGGGTATTACACCAAGAACCAAACAATTGATGGTTAATTTTCCAAATTAATTAAGGTACAGGGGCTTGATATGGGTTTTATTCTCAAAATCAAGCCCCGTATCTTTTTGTAACGCTCTATATTCTTCCATATTATCTTGTATACCATAAACCCCAAGATCGACCCCATGAAATAAATCATTCACTCTATGCCTTGCAAACTTATCTCGTGTTCCCCATAAATTATTGTCTAGCCAGTGAAAATTTCTGTGTCCATTATCTCTATCATAATTTGTCCAAATAGCATTTATTGGAGGGGCAACAAGTTTAACTCCTTTAACAGTTAACCGAATACCTAAACTTATCTCCTCACCTAAAAAATACATATATGGGTCGTATGGTGCCCTTAAAAATGCTTCACTGCTTCCAAAAGCGAAGTTAGCACAAAAACCATATGTCTGATCACCATATTCTAAATCTTCAAGACCGTGCCACCTTAATAAATATAAATATTCTATCTCGTCCCAAACTGGTATAACCTTATTCATTGATTCGTTATTGTAATCTATGATATCTGTTCCAGTACCGTCTTCATTCCACTCAATTTTAAATCCATGAGGGTATTTAGTAAATATATAATCTTCTCCCCACTTTTCTTTACACTTATCATAACAAGTTATTAACATCTCATCCCAGTCTTTTTTTGCTCTTGAGTGTGAGTCTGTATGTAGAAAATATTTATATTTTGGCTTAAGAAGAGAGTTTGCTAAATGCCGCCCAGAGCATGCTCCATCGGCTAACAGATAATCTATCTTATTATAATTAATTTGATCATTTGGTATAAAACTAAAATCAAAATTAGTCTCTGGACCTTCATGTGAAACTAAAGAAAAAAATAACCTTTCTTTATGCTTTGCATTTTCATAAAAACTTCTTACAGTATTTATAAGATCTGGATCACGATAGGCAGCGAGGCTAATAAAAATTTTATCCATACTACATTATATCTGCGCTTTTTTCTTTTCTTATGTGAGTATATAAGTATTCTGGTCCTTCTGTAAAATACCAGTGGTCTGGCTTGCAATAAAATAAAAATATATTACAAACCATATTATTGTCTGGATCTGGGAACTCTTCTCTCCAATGCTCTTGGTCATTTCCATATGTAAATAATGCATCATTTTCCATTAAGGTATATGGTTTTCCCTCTACCCATAAATCCCATGGTGTTTTTTGAAATACACAAAAGTTGATATGGTATGTACAAGCATTGTCATCTTTATGCTTCCAGAGTTTTGCATCTTTACCCTCGTAAAATGACATAAGGTTCCAAGATGGTAGAATGTCTGGTTCTTCAAAATACTCTCTTGCTAACTCAAGAAATCTGTTATGTAGTTCTCCAAGTTCTTCTGTATTAGCCCATTGATGTCGTCCAAAAGAAGTGTCATAATTTGGCTGTGTAGACCACATTTTCATAGCATAAACCTGTAATCTTTTTAATTCATTTATTGGCAATATATTTTTTAATATAAAAGATTCTTTCATTTTACCACTTTCCTAAAGGACATACTGCTTTTTCTAGTTTAGTTTTTCCAGGCATAAAACATCCGCATTGCTTACACTGTTTTGTTAATTTTATAAGTTCTGGGCATTCTTTGCAAATAGAGTATCTTGTAGAAGATTTTTCTTCTGATGCCCATTCTGTATTAGGATTTACAAGATCCCATGGCCTTGTTTCACCTAATCTTTCTTTATATTTTTCCCATTCACTTTTCATTATGAATTACTTTCTGCAACATATGTTTCGCCTATTAAAATTTCTGTTTCTGGATTTACCTCAATAATATTTATACCGTCAACTAACGCTTGCTGTAATGGTAAAAACTTTTCTGTTCCTGGAACTAAGATATCACCAATGACATCTTCTCCTACTATAAAAATAAATTTTTTAGTTGGCATTATTAATTACCTCATTATTAATATAACTCCAACCAAGTGTTGCTTCTGATGATACCTCAACCTCTAATACTATTGGAGAGGACAATAAGCCAGCAATGGTTGCTTGGTCAGATGGTACATTGTCATTAAATGGTAGTACTGCAACAACAATATTATTTGTATTTGTAAATATTAGTTTTCTCATATTATCGCCCCTCATTAAAGTTTATCATACTTTAGCAGCCTCGGCAACCATTATTTAGATATAAACACTCTCCACAAGGATCGTTATCACAAGATGGAATATCTGGACATGTTCCAAATGTTGGGAAGAATGGGAAGAATGGTGGGAAGAATGGTGGTGTTGGTTCAGGTGTTGGGGTTGGTGTAGGTGTAGGGGTAGGTGTAGGGGTAGGTGTTGGAGTTGGGTTAAATGTTGGGAAGAATGGAGGGAAGAATGGGAAGAATGGTGGGAAGAATGGTGGGAAGAATGGAGATCCTCCACAGTTTTGTGGCGTTGAGAATACTCCGCCAGTTAGTGAAGAGCCGTACTGTCCACAAATGTTATTTGCAAGTTGAACTGCAGTTGAAGAGTTGGAAGCAAGAACTGAATCAGATGTTCCATCGTTACAGCAGAAGTACCAAGTTGATTGTGTTGGTGTTGGAGTAGGAGTTGGTGTTGGAGTAGGTGTAGGTGTAGGTGTTGGGGTAGGCGTTGGAGTAGGGGTAGGTGTAGGCGTTGGCCATGGGGTGGCAGAACATTCTCCAAAATTAGTTGACCAGTAGTATCCGCAACCACTGCATTGTGATTGATTTAATACCGAAGGATCTGCACATACTGGTGTAGGGGTAGGGGTAGGTGTGGGGGTAGGTGTAGGGGTAGGTGTAGGTCCACAGTTTTGAGGTGTTGAGAACACTCCTCCAGTTAGTGAAGAACCATACTGTCCACAAATGTTGTTTGCAAGTTGAACTGCTGTAGAAGAATTAGAAGCAAGAACTGATTCATATGTTCCGTCATTGCAACAGAAGTACCATGTTGATTGGGTAGGTGTTGGTGTTGGTGTTGGTGTTGGTGTTGGTGTTGGTGTTGGACTACAATTTTGAAATGTTGAGAACACTCCACCACTTAATGAAGAACCATATTGTCCACAAATATTATTTGCAACTTGCGCTGCTGTTTGTGCATCTGAAGCAAGAATTGATTCGGCAGTTCCATCACTACAGCAGAAGTACCAAGTTGACTGCGTTGGGGTTGGAGTAGGAGTTGGGGTTGGAGTTGGGGTTGGTGTAGGAACGCATGGAGAAATTCCATCACCACCAGAACCTCCGCAGGAACTTACATTTGTTGCAATACAAGCACCAAATCCAATAAATGTTGCATTGCTTGAATTAGCGTCAATTAGTATTTCATAAGATCCATCTGTGCAAAGCCTTCTTGTTCCTTGGAAAATTCCCTGATATGAGTCTTCTCCATTACATGTAGGAATATTGACTGTATATGTCTCTACCGCTCCATTGCAAATAGGTGTTGGGGTAGGCGTAGGAGTTGGAGTTGGTGTAGGAGTTGGGGTAGGTGTTGGAGGAGGGAAAGTTGGGAAAAACGGGAAAAATGGCGGGAAGAATGGAAAGAATGGTGCGTCTACATAAGTATAATATTCAAAATCTAATGTTGATTCATAATCAAGTAGTTCATCTGTATCAGGTCTTCCTTTAGCCTTACCATTATTAGAGGATGTTGCACCTTGATCATTTCCTCTTGATGTTTCTGTGCCTAAATTAAATCCAGCATTTATAATTGCGTTTCTTGCATTTGCTATAGATAAGCCTTCAAGGTTTGGGATCCTTCCCATACCTTTGGAGTTTGCCCATTTGCCTATCCATCCAAGCATTGAGCACCTACGCTGTCAAATCGCCAATAAGTACCCAGGTATCTGTATCATATTTGATAAGAGTTGCGCCAGAATACCTTGCAGCAATTTTCTTGTTAGAATTTTTACTATTAATTGTTACACCAACAGCACCAGCAAAAGTTACATTACCTGTATTTAATCTTACTACATCTAATCTTTGTCCATTTGCGAACGGTACAGCAGAATTAAGAGGAACAGTAACAGTCACATCGCTAGAAGAATTAATTAATAGGGTTTGTCCTGCATCTGCAAGACCTAAATTATAATCAGTAGTTTTAGTACTTAGAGTTGCTGTATCAAGCATTCCCACCCATGATGTACCATTATAAATTTGAACCTGATTTATGTCAGTACCGCCATTAGTTTGCTCAACAAAACATACAGTACCTTTTGCTGGAGAAGTAATCACTGCATCTCTGGCGGTAGGATTTTGAAATCTATTAACTCCTGCCTTTGCCCTAATTACATCGTTGACAGTTACCACTGATCCGAAAGTGTGTGCAGCCTGCCAGTTATATGCTACATTTGTATTGGCTGTACCAGCAACAGCATACCAAGTATCTGAGGCCTGATCATACATGTATGCTACTTTACTAGTTGAACTTACTGTTGACATTACTTAATCACCGCCTTAATATCTTCTTCTGTAAAACCAAGAGCCATAAATTTCGCAATGGCCAACTCTTTTCTTTTTTCTTCTTCTGCAAGATTAGCAAGTTTTTCTTCATGCTTTTTAAGTTCTTCTATATAACTTGAATATTCTTCATCATTCATTTGACGAATAATAATTTCTCCAGTTTCAATATTATGAAAAGAAACTTCTGGTCTTAGTTCATTTTTTTTAACCATTAGTTAACACCGTACAGCAATGCTGTTCCATTCATAGATCCGCCTGATTCTAAAGTAATTACAAACTGAGTAATCGGGCTTGTTGTCTCAATATTTGCCATACCCATTGCTGATCTTCTGATTGCTCCAGAAGACAACCCATACGCACCAAACCAATTCATAATTTTGTTAGATACTGACTGATTATAATCTAAAAGATTTATAACAACTGTTTGATCAGATGATTGGTCAAATTGCATAATTGTTGAATATGCTTCTGAACCTGAATCAACTGAAGAAAATCCAGTCCTCATCTGAATCCAGTGATGTGTTGGAGAACCTGATGCAGGTTTTGCTGCAACTCTTAAATATGTAGAAGTGTTTCCTTGAATATCTCTTAATACTAACTGAATATTTTTATATCCGCTTGGTACTGCGATTGTATTTGATACTCCAGTCAGGGTGGTTGTTCCAATAAGTGTCATTCCGCCACTACTTATGGTTGCCCAAGAAGGAGTAGACCCATCATTAGTTAAATACTTACCTGAGTTACCAGACATTGAAGGAATAACATACGCAGTTGAGTCTGTTGCAACTAAAGTTTTAGATGTTGGAATTGTTGTTGAATTAATTGTTAGGCCGTCAACATTAGTCACTGTTGAGCCAGAAGCAATTGCTGTTGTTCCAAGTGTTGGCTGTGAATAAACTGATGGTGCTTGCCATTTAACTCCAAGTGCCTGAGTATCATCTGCAGTTAAAACTGTTCCATTTGCACCAACTGTGAGATTATCTAAACTATCTGCTGCAGTTCCAACAAGTAAGTCACCCTTTGCTGCAATAATATTTTTCAAATCATTAATTCTTACCCACTCATCATCTGTTTCATTATAAACATAAGTATCAAGTGCATCAGAGTCTTTATCTACCCAAAGTACTCCGTCTACAATATCTGTTGTAGGTGCTTCATTTGTATAAAATGCGGAGGCATACAAAGATTCAACTGCTCCACCATTAGAGTCAGATGCCATAGCAATATAACCATCGTGTGGGGATGTCAATGCTGCAATTTGTGCAAGAGTAAGATAATCTGAACCTATTCCAAGTTCTTCTTGGTCTTCAATTCTATCTTTTAAGCCTTGTAGGTGTTTTGCTAGTGATGGGTTTGGAAGTTGTGTGGGATCTGTACTTGTTGTATCATAGTCATAATCACCGTATAAAAATGCTTTTAGGGCTGCCTGAATGTCTGCAGCATCATCATAGCCTGGCTGCTTTGTATTATATAAACCACCGATATCTTCTACTGCCACTTACATCACCCCTTTGATTATACCACCGAAATATGAAGATTAGCCGTTCTAGATCCAGTTATGTCGATCCAATCGGCACCATCAAATTCCTTGGCATAGAATGTTATTTTTAAATTTTCAATACTGCTAACAGTAACGACTTCAGTTTTTATAGAACTAACTATGGGATATCCTGCAGAAGTTCCAAATGTAACCTGTACACTAAAGTTAGACGAATCAGTTCCACCTACGTATGATGGATCAACAATTTCTGAAATTGGAATATAGCAATAATTAACGGTAGAAAAATCAATACTTTTATTTATAGAATATGTGTTTGGAATTAATTTAGTAAGAGTTTGCCATTGTAAAGTTCCTAATACATCAACATACTGATAAGTCATTAAATATTCATCATCTGTTGTTAAAAGATTTATATAAAGATCAAAAACGTTTGGAGTTTGTCCAATATCAACAACATCTGGTTTTCCATTTCCAACAAAAATCAAACTTCCACGATCACCCTGTGGTCCAAAGTCTACTTCGACATTTACTGTTTCTGGTCCACCTAAAACCAATAAATCTGGGGTACTTAAATTAACTTCTGCCATTTTATCCTAAGTTAGTAGAACTTGTAACCTGATCTGTTACAGTTATACTTCCAGTCATTAAAGTTATAACCATTGGATAATCTCCGCCATTGGCTGGTTTACTTACCTGAACATCATATATATATGTTTTTGCGGGATCTAAATATGAGGCATCTTCTGGTCTTATAGCACATGTTACATATGTTTTGTCATTAGAAATTTTAGCATAGCATCTATGATATCCAGTGGCAGAATCTCCACCTCTTGTTTCTGCAAATGCAAAAATTGCACTATCAAAATCAGCAGTTGCTGGATTGCTATCATCATCATAAACAAATGGAGATAAAGAGTATGCATCTCCGTCTGATTGTTTTGGATATACCCTAAACTCATAGGTGTCACCCTTGTAGTAATTTATATTATATGTTCCTGGAAATGCCATGGATTTATTATACCACGCTGACGTATATAGAATTCATAACAACTGTAGAGTCATAGTCAGTTCTAATTTGCGGTACCGCTCCAGATGACCACATAGCATTGTCCTCAATAAAGAAATGCTGTGTTACATACATATTATATACATATTGATATTTTAAAGATGCTACAAACTGTGAAATTTCGGTGGTAGATTTAGGGAAAAACGTTCTAATCCAAGTTTCTGTATTATTACTATATGTTGTCAACTCAAAATTATAAGTAACAAATACTTGTGATCCTATCTTTAAACCATGAAAATTAAGCATTCTTTGATGCTCATTCCATAAACTTGTACATCCTTCTGGCAGATATTTTTCGTTTGTATTGCTACCCTTTGAATCTACCCAAACACTGACCCATCCATCTTCGCCTTGATTTGCACCTAATTTTATTTCTTTTCTATCTTTATTAAAATATGCTGCCCAACCAGCCTGTTGTCCAGACGAAGACAAGGAACTTAGACCATCTTTGCCAGGTGTGCCTCTCTCGCCTTTGGGGCCTTGAATCCCGTCTTTTCCTGTTGCACCTTGAGGTCCAGGTACCCCAGCAGGTCCTTGTGGTCCCATTGGGCCAGGGACAGGAACATAATTAATTAAAACATCAGTATTAGTAGTTTGAGTTTCTACAACCTGTGCAGCATAACTTGATTTTTTACTATTTGGAAAATCCATGGACTTAGATATTGCCATGCTTTATTCCTACCAGTTACCGCTTGCCCAGTTTATTCGTTTCCAGATAATAGCAGTTCCATCTGTATAATCTTCTACGCAAATATATAAATGAGTTTCATCATATTTAATATCGTTTTTTAAATCTCCTGAAGATCCATGATGCGTTGAAGGAACTGCTCCTTCTTCATAATTAAAACTTCCAGCAGGTCCTGGTTCTCCTTGAGGTCCTTGAGCACCTGGTGATGCAACTGTTGTCCAATATGTTGGATCTGTCGGGATATACCCTGGATTTGGCTCACCTATTCTATAATATGTTCCACCAGAAAAAGTAACAACATCACCAATATTATAATCTGCTCCGTTGTCATATTCGCCAACAAAGTTCCATAATGCATCTGCACCTGTAGCACCTGTAGCACCAGTTGCACCTGTGGCACCTGTGGCACCTGTATCTCCTTGTGGACCTGGTGCTCCTGGCATAGGAACAATTTTAATAACTGCCATTATAAAGTACCTCCTGGTGTAATATCACCAATAACATATATAGTTCCAACAACTGGAGTCCATACGATATCCTGAGTTGTATCTGGAATAATTACCTGAAGATCAAATGGTAATTCTGCAACATTTGACAAGTACCCAGTTCCCCAATTTTTTGTAATAGATGGTAAACCAGTAATAGTAACAAATCCATCTCCAGGTTCACAATCTAATGCATCCAAAACATTTCCTGATTGATCATACGCTGTAGAAAGATATGTCCAGCCAGTTGTATTGTAGTAGGTAACTTCGTCGTCTTCATAAAACTCTACTCTTAATACAGCAGTATCTCCACGAACGACTCTCCACTGTATTGTTACAGGGTCTGCACCAAAAATTTCAGGTCCGCACATTGTCATAATAAAAGAATTATACCATTAAATTAGCGATGATCTGGGTCTATGTAGCCAGATCTACCGATAATGTCCCAATATATTTTAGAGTAAACAAATCCAGCAAATACTACTCTCTCATTACCAAAAACCTCTTCCACAGCATGGCTATACTCTTCTGTTGCTGGAAAAACCATAAGAGTGTTTTTCTTAGGCTTTATTTTAACTGGTTTATGCTGAAAAACTAATTCTCCACCTTCGTAATCATCATTGAAATAAAGTACAACGCCTAAAGTAATCCATCTTGATTCATAGTCGCACTCTGGGTGGTTCTCATAGTGCCAAGATAGCGCATGACCTCCAACCTTTTCGCATTGTGGGCATTCACATTTTTCTGGCTTCGGCAAATACTTTGTGAGCATTCTTCTTCTTCTAAACTTTTGGGTTTCATTATCAAGAACAGATGCAATTCTGCCTTCTACTGTTTTTTCAAAATAGTTCTTATCTTCTAAACTTTTAAAGCGGGATATTAAAATATTTTTATGATAATCATCTCTCTCTGACTCCCACTTTACATCCATATCAAGTATTGTTTTTGCTTCTTCATCAGAAATAAAATTGTCTATATAGAATATGTTTTCTTCTAAGTATGTCTTTTCCATTTACCCTCCAAAAT